GCACCAACAAATTGATTATTGGTTACTTGCACTATCCCTAATCCAACAGATGAAGAAAAGAATGCGTTTCTTATAGTAGTTGTATTACCTACGTAGTTTGAATTAAATGTAATTGCTGATGAACTCAATTCTAAAATACCATTTGCTAATAGTATATTGTTTTGAACATTTGAGGAACTACCTGTTAGGTGAGTTTGGTTTGCTATTACAATTATTTGTCCGGATGAACCTAATAAGTTTCCGCGTGCATCAATACCAGAAGTTAATTTCTCTGCGTTAAGTGCTGCACTGAATCCTATGTTTATAGCACCATTATTTATGTTATTGTTTATGGTGTATGTAGATGAACTAACTGGTCCTCTCATTGTAATAGTACCTGCACCAACGTTTCCACTTACCGTTGGAGAGAACCCCATAGATTGTGAAATCTGTGGAACTGCCCCTACTGCAGTGAATATGTTATTACTAGTCATATATCGCTTAAATCCTGCAGTTACTGCTGATGGATTAGTGAATATGTTTGCACTACCCGATATAATTGTATCAGCAGTATTACTATTATCCTTAAATATTAAGTTTACAAATGTCCCAGCTGATGAAGATAAATGTGCTGATGCAGATGTAAATGTTTTTGCAACTAACATTAAACTACCTGATGTAGATACTAATGTAGATGCATTACCACCTGCATCTGCAAATGTTTGCGAACCTGTAAATGTATTTGCTCCTAATGTTGCTCCTGTTCCTCCACCTCCACCAACAAATGAAGAGGTTGCTACTAATGTAGATACACCACCTATACCACCTGCCCAAACATAACCTTGTTGTAGAGATGCAGTTAAATTACCATTTACTAATAAAGCAGATGATGTAATTGCCGCTGCAAGTATTGGTGTAGATTGTGCATTTATTTGTGTTGTATTACTTCCAATAGTTATTCTACCATTAGAACCAGATGCAACAGCTGCAGTTAATCTAATCTCTCCACCTGTTAAATCTATTCTATTACCTGCACCAGTCTGTGTATTTTCAAATATGATTGAACTACCACTTACTCTATTGATAAACTTTATATCATTAGTTCCACCAGGGCCTGCTGGTGGTTCTGTAATAAATTGAATTGTACCTGCCGAAGATAAGTTTGTAATATCACCTGATGGTGCACTGATACTAAACCCATTAGGCATTACTAAATTCCCAGTTGATATTGTTTGTGTTCCTGTAAATGTGTTAGAGCCGGTTGTTGCGAAACTACCTGTATCTATTGTTCCACCACTTCCAAATGAAGAGGTTGCTACTAATGTAGAAATGTTACTGCTATTACCAACCCACGCGTATCCTTGTGCTAATGAAGCGGTTAAAGTATTTGATACAACTAAACTTCCTGTCAATTGTAATTGTTGGCTACCAGATGGTACATTTATTGTAATTGCTCCACTATTATCTATACCATTACCAACACCATTAGTCACTCCCATACGGAAGCCTCCATCTGCAGCCAATATCATTTCATTGGCTTTTGTCAATATCTTTATACTTCCACTTCCACCAAATTGTCCGTTGTTGATAATATTAAAATCTCCGTATGCGTTAAAATTAGCATTAGGTGCTTGGAAATCTACATTAGCTTGTCCACCACCAGTTGATATAATATTTAATTGAGTATTACCAGCGGTTGTTATATCTTGATTACCTCTAAATGTGTTAGAGCCGGTTGTTGCGAATGAGCCTGTATTGATTGTTCCTCCACTACCTGTTTCTACTGTTAAATTGAATGTAGATGCATCACCTTTTGTAAATGTCAATACGTTACCACTAACACTACCGGTTACTAATAAGCTACCCGTATTAGTTGAACCTCCTCCACCACTACCTGTATTTACAGTAATAGGAAATGTTGTTCCATCTCCTTTAGTGAATGTAATTGTATTCAAACTTACAGATGCGGTTATTAAACTACTTGCGGTAATTGCAGATGTTGCATATGAAGATGTTGCTGCATTTAATGCGTTGATTGATATATTAGCACTTTGAGTAAATGTATTTATATTACTTATTGATATATTAACACTTGCCGAATTGGTTTCTAATGAACTAACTCTTTGGTCATTACTTTGTGTGTATGCGTTAAATGAAGATGTAGTTACAAATGAGCCTGTATTGATTGTACTACCACTAACATCAGGTATAACTACACCGAATGTAGTTCCGTTTCCTTTTGTGAATGTTAAAGTATTTCCACTAAATGAAGCAGTAGTTAATGCTAAACTAGCGGAAGTAAATAAACTTGCAGTTGCAGTGTTTATATTAGTTACTGAAGTATTAAGTGATGCAGTAGATTGATTTAGATTCGATATAGAGGTGTTTAAGCTCTGCGTCGTGGAGTTTAAATTACTAATTGATACATTCACACTAGCCGATGTACTTTCTAAGTTAGCTAACCTTATATTCGTTGATTGAGTATAAGAGTTGAATGAAGAAGTTGTTACTAATGAACTACTATTAAATGTATCAATAAATGAAGATGTAGCTACCAATACACTTCTACCACTACTATTACCAACATATGTAAATCCTTCTGCTAAAGATGCAGTAAATGTTCCATTGGTTATGTTAAGAGATGAACTTACTATTCTTACTCCACCACCTAATGCTGCTATATCTATGTTACCTGTAATGGAATTAATTATCTCTAAATTATTATATCCTGCTGTATTATTATCCCAATAAAGACCATTTGTAAATAATTTATATTCTTTTGCTATACTTTGATTACCACCATAGAAAATATTAGCCGTTCCCAAATTGGCGTAATTATCCATACTTTGAGTTAATTCCATCGAATTAATCATCTCATTATTAAACTCTCGTAGGAGTTCAGGTGTAATTAACTGTTGTGTATTATCAGGAAAGTTCTCCTGATTTAACGCTTGTAATGCGGGTTTATTTAAAGGCATGTTCTTTTGGGTTTAAGTTATAGTGGTGAATCAACGTTGAATCCATCATCGTATCCTTCAGAGAATGCTCCCAATGGTGTTCCTTGTATGTTACCAACACCTTGCTGCATTAAAGCACCACCACAACAATCTCTTCCGTATCTATCCTCATTTAAACAAAGACAACCTCTTCTACTATTCTTTGGTGAACTTAATCCTCTTGTAGGTCCGAGATATATTCCACTTGCGTTCTCTCTATTGACAGAGTATCTTAAATTACCATTGCGTGAATTACTCCAAATTCCCATAATATTATGTTTATTAGTATTAACAATACTAAATGGATAAATCATTATCCAATTCTTTTAAGTGATTCTCTATGTAATATGTTTTCTAATTGTATCTTATCTGAATGGAATGCTAAGTATAGTAAGCATTTCTCTAATGGTTGCTTTACTATATCATCTATCATCATCAGATTATCCCTGCTTAGAGTTATAATTGATTGATAATTTCCCCACTTTCTACTAAAATTGATTTGATGTTCGGTGGTATCTCCTCCTGCTGAATCAAAGATTTCAGGGTAGTATTCAATAAGACCTTTGACAAATTGATAAAAAAAAACAGTGCTCCAAAGTGAACTCCCATATTTACATCATTCCAATGCTCATTCTCTTCATCACCTGTATATGGTTGTATATCATATAGTTTGCCTATCTTCTTCGTTACCGGTCTGTATAGTATACTCATTATCTTTTTCCAATCTTCATCTATATCCAGCTTTTCATACTTTGATATATCAACATACGCACCATATGCCATTTTAGATAAATCAGGTTCAAATCCATATTCTACTCCACCTATTGTGACAAACCTTTGTAAGTCAAATTCATTTTGAGCTATAAAAGAAAACAACCTATCACTTATTTGAGTAAATGTTTGTGTATCTATCTTTCTTAATATATCAGGCGTTACTCCACATAGATGATAGAATAGAGTAGCAGTTATGGCTTCCTTATCTCCTTCGTATGCTTTTAAATCTCTTTGTAGTAGGAGATATTGTTTAAGTGTTATCGCTGAATAATCATTCGGCGTTACTATTTGGATTGTTTGTTTCATTCTATATGTGTTATTTGTTGTATAAAAGTTTCATATCTTCTTATTTTAGCATCTGCATTCTTTACATAGGCATCCATAGCTATCATCTTTGCCCTCAATTCTTCGTTCTCTCCTTGCAGTTCCTTTGTGTAGAGTATTAGTTGTCTAATCTCTTCTGCTGCCCACATTTGTTGTATATCATCCATAATTAAAAGTTACTATATTTACCAACTGATATAGCGTATGTTCCTTTCCTTTGTGCCTTAACAGATAGTTTCATCATTACCGCATATCTTGCTGCATCTATTGCATGGTCTAATCCACCTTCGGGTTTATCAGTAACATAACCATACTTGTCAGTTATGTATTGATAGGCATACATCTCATTGATTAGATTTTGAGAAGTTCTTAATATCTTAATCTTATAGTTCTTCATTACTCCAATACCGAAACGGATACTATCTGGTCCTTTAACAACAGGTTTGATGTTAAATCCACTTCGGTAGATCTCTTCAATAAGTCTGGGTTCTGATGAATCACAGAAGATTTCGTGTGACTTATCAATTTCGAGTTTTCTGAACTTATCAACAATGTCTGAAGTGACGAGAGCCTTTTCATAAAGTAGTTCTTCCAAATATAATTCATTACCTTCTTTGTATATTGCAACCAATGAACTGGGGTCATTAGAATAGCCAACATCAAAACCAAAGGCAATAAACTCACCATTAATAACATTAACCAACTCAAATTCAAAAATAGCTTTATCATTTGCTGCAAATTCACCTTGTCCATAGATTTTCCATTGTTTATCGTTTGTGTGTTGTAATTCTTCAATTGCTTTAACCATATCAGCAGGTAGGTATGGGTTATCCTTATATGTGGTAACAAACCTTTCACAATCCTGCATCTTTCTAAGCCAATGTTGTGGTGAGATTGTCGGATTGTATGCGAGTATTATCTTACCTGATGTACGAATTCTTAACTGAAAGTAACTCTCCTCATCCAATTCCGATGCCTCATCAACTACGAGTAGGTCAGATTTTAAGCCTCTTAGCTTTTCCGGATCATCTGAATTAATAAACTGAATACTACTATCACCTAATCTGTATGTTCTATCTGATATGTTGAAATTATCTTCATTCCATATTCCTATCCCTTTTAGTATATCAGTAAAATCTTTGATTACAGTACGTTTAAGTGATGGGATGGTTCTACGCACCACCGTAATGATTTGAGGGGATTTAAGCCCCTCTACAATAACGTACGAAAGTATTGCGTATGTCTTTCCACTACGAGTTCCCCCTATATGTTGAGTAACTCTACTATTGGATTCAAGTAAGTTTTCAAAAGTGATTGTAGTATTAATCTCTATATTCACTACCTGATTTATTTATATTGATGCTAATCTGCTGAATCTTCTGCTCTATCTCTGCTCTCATCTCCGTCCTACTTAATTTAGGTAGGGTGAATTCCATTAGTTTAAGTGCCAGTTCTATTGCACGTTCTGGGTCTTCTTTCCTAATCTTTTCTAAATCTGCTGATAATGTGTTAAGTGTATTATCAACTGCTCTCGCAATTGTGAGCTTCATCATTTCCGTAGAACGATTGATTGCACCTACCGGTCTACCTTTTGCTAACTTATGACCTTTTTGAAATGGCATTTTTATTTATATTATTTAATTATATAACACCAACTATTATCTTTGTAGGTGAAGGTGTTTTCATAACTTTATTATTATTATTGTCAAAAGTATAATTATATATCCAACCATCAATGTGGTCAGTGGGTATTTGTTTATTTTATTACTCATTTTAATGTGCGCTAACGGGTTTGGATTTACGAGTGGATGCTTTATCTATCTCATTCTCAATCCGTTGCCACGCATCGGCATTTGATATCTTAGTTCCATTTATGTCCAACGGTGGACGCCCTACTCTTTTTAGTTCAGTAGGGATTACCACTTCTCCTTCCTCATCTACCATCAATTTATCTAAACTAAATTGTTTACGGGAAAATATCCAAACAATTAGTGGCTTATCTTCAAATAATTCGTCTAATTTATCCGTAAGATACCGTTTCCAATCATCCCTATTATTAAAAAGAGATAATTGTTTTTTTACTATCCGGAACCTTCTACTCCTTTCAGTAGGAGCATATGGATATGGTTGACGGTGGTCATTAGTATTTGGTTCTTTATTTAACCGTTTTCGTTGCTGATATGCTTGATAATTAATCCTTCTACATACCCTACATATATTACCTTGCTTATAATCTTCAAATTGGACACCACAACTGATTACTCTACACTTTTTAAGTTTACTCATATGGGTTGTCTATTATTTTTTTTAAATGTAATCGGATCTTCTTTACTGCTAAGAATGTTGTGCTCTTACTAATACCTATATCTTTACTAACTTGTTCTAGCGTCTTTTCTGAACACCAATATAAACTAAATAACTTTGATGATGCCCACATCTTTGTCTTTTCTAAATGTCTTAACTCTTCCATTACATCATCATACGCCTTTTGTATTTCTAAATCTTTTTCAGTATCATAAGGTATGTCCAATTCAGTATCCCATATTTCTGCTACATAGGTTGTACGATTTAGTTTCTTTGTTTTGTTGAGGTATCTATGACGTAGGAATTTGGCACAGTATTGTAGGTTATAGCTATTTGCTCCCCACCATAGTTTAGGATTACATTTGCTATGCAGATACTCATAAAGTTCTTGACATATATCCTGTGATTCTAATTTGTTTTTAGTAACTTTATTAGCAGTTTGGATTAGCCAGTAATAACTTTCATTGTATAGATTAGTTAATCTTCTTTCACATTCCATTTGAATACTACCGGTTACTTCATTCATATTATACTCTTGCTTTTACCCAATCTTTTAGTAAATTAATTGCCCCTTTCCAATGCGATGCTGCTGATTGACAACCACACGGTTGTGATATATTAGTACCATTTAATTTATTGTAATTGTTCCAAACATATCCTAACATATTATCAGGTAGATTTAGAGATATAGTTTCCATCTTTTCTTTTAACTCTTTATATTCTTCAAAAGTTAGCGGATGATATTTGGATTCTTCCATATTATTTTACTGGCTTTAGTTTTGGTAATTGAAGTGGTTTTGCTTCCGGTTGAGGGGTTTGTGATTGAATTGGAAATGGATTTTCTAAATTAAGGAATGGTGTTAGTTTTTGTATATTCGGATGATTACCTGGAAATCCAATGCCCATGGAAGCTAAGATTAAGACCATGTCATTTACTGATTCCATCTTACTCCAATCAACTGCATATAATGAGTTTGGGTCTAATCCTTTAGGTTTAACATTAAATCCATCTAATCTGGCTTTTTCTACTTTAAAAGTTGTGTTCATATTGTTTTTATTTGTTTGTTAATAATGTTTTCCATTCTTCAATGGTTTTGATGTTTAATAGTTCATACTTATAAAATGTATATTCCTCCCAGTCTAAATTACCTAACCATTCTATCGGTACTCCTTCTTTATTATTTCTTATAAATCCAATTCCCCAATCGGTATCTATTGTTAAAACTTCTATTCCACTTTTATTTTTAATATCAACTATTGCTTTCCAAACATCACCGGTCCATTCTCTACCATTATCTTCAATTGTAGTTTGGTATTCTGCAGTAGGTAAGCAATCATGTACTAATATGCATCCATTCGATGATAAATGATTAAGTGAATTAAGGATATCTGCAAGACATTGCTCTCGTGTATGTAATCCATCTATGAATATAATATCATACTTAACATCTGTTTCTAATGATTTAAAAAACATATCTGATGTTAATTCTACAATACTTTTATTTAGCATATCTTCAATAGGAAAAGGTTCAACACCAGTCTTATTTTTTATTTCTATTTTGTCAAAATTAGAATGTGGAAATTGAACTCCTATCTCTAAATAAGAATTGTAGTTATATCTTTGTATAAGATAATTTATTATATCTGTTCTATTCATAACTTTATTCCATCTTCACAACCAAAGAGTTCATTGAGGAAGATTCTACGTCCTTCACAGCCACAGTTTGCGTACCCTAGCTTCAACGCAATATATCCAGCTATATCTTTACCCCATCCGAGTGTTAAAACGTTTATAAGCCCTTC